CGTAATTAATGCAATTTCACTACCTACTGAACATTTTAGGTAGCCTGAGCAAGTAACTACCTGACCGACAAAAAGCTCTCCTGCAACGCCTTGTCCGGCAAGTTCAAACAACTGTTTACAAAACATGCTCGCCGCTGCATTCTTTTGAACATACATGGAATGTTTGAATATGCTACCTACTGGCACATCATCAACTCGCGTGTAGGTTCTTTCTGCACCACCCACCCATCTATCAGCCGTGTATCCAGTCGTAGTGGGTGTAAAGTTATTATCTCTTTGCCACAAACGAAAGTTCCCATTTATCAATAGGTTACGGCGTCCTGACTTGGCATCTACCTTTGTCTGGTAGCGAGCAATGTTCCCATTGGCAATGGCGAAGTCCCTACCCTCCTCAGGGTCTACGGGGGCCTCTATTACCCAGTCAGAGCCTAAGCTGTCCCCTGCCGCAAATCTACCCTTGGTAGTGACAAATGTACCTACCGGAAGAGTGGCTGCTGCTAGGTCTGCCTCTGTGTCGTACACGACTGGGGCGGTGGCTGCTGCGGGGTCAAACTCCCCACCACGTTCTGCGCTGACTGTGCTACCTGCCGGACGTGACTCCGCCAGTGTAAGGCGCTGAGTTCCTTCGTCATAGACATAGTCTATTCCTGGGACTAAGCGGCCATTGTCTGCATCCAAACCATTTATGTAGATGGCAGCATTGACGATATTATTGGTGAAGAATACTTCCGTTTGACCATCCCCCAATGGGCGGGTCTCTATGTCGGTTAGTACGTCCTTCCCTGCGAGTTGCCAAGTACCATCCTTCCGACCATATATTCTACCGTCGGAAGGGGCATCATCAATGGAGCCGGAAGAGCCTATGGTAAACTCAAAGCCTCCACGAGGAACTAGGATACAGCGACTCTGGTCACTGAGGTTGGTAGTGTTGCGAGCAGCTATAATCTCAGCAACCAATACTCCCTCATTTACTCGGGGGCTGGCCTGATATAGCGCCCTGTCTACTGCGAGGTTAGCGGTAGCAGTAGACAGGTTATCGTAGCGACGCTGGCCGTAGACCCACACCCACTCACCATAGATAAAGTATAGTCTGTGGATGGTGCATCTGTTGTTGCCCCCTAGATTCTCTGTTACTCCCACACCGTCTGGGTCGTACATGGTGATAGGGGCTGTCTGGGTCTTAGTAAGCGACAGAGTGTTAGGTCCTGAAAGAGTGTAAAACTCTACATCAGCTATTGTCTCAAAAGAAACATAGTTAGGATTGTTTATGTCGTTAGGGTTGCCGCCATCTATAAATGCCTGACCACCGAGTACGGTTAGGAATAAGCCGCTGCTGCCCTGAATAGGTCTGCCGCCATTGACCAATACTCGGTTTAATAGGTTGGTACTGTCACGGAAGAGGTATCCATTGTCGCCAAATATGGCAGGTCTTAGGTTAGCCTGTACGATAGCGCCACCTACATGACTCACAACACCTACGACAATAAAGTCTCGGTAAGCTGCTGGAGTGATGTTGCCGCTAATCTCACGAGCTATGCCACCAGCGTCTATGACGACTGTAGTGGTGGAAGTGCTGCTCAAGTTGGTGAGGGGTAGGTTTTGCTCGGGCCATATAACCTCTACAACGTCCTTAACCCCCGCTTCACCGGCTGGGATTATACGCCCCCGACCACTAGGAACAGTGATGGTGGTGGTATCCAGTACGGTGAGCTCTGGGTAGGAGCCACTATTGGGTCTGTCCCAGCCAGAGATACAGTTCTGCTCTAGGTTTTCTACTAGATTTACATCGGCACTGTTGATTGTTACCAGACGGAACACTGCGCCATCGTACATCACTAGGTAGTTAGTCCCTGTCAGTAAGTCACCCGCTTGGAGTTGGTTACTGCCGGAAGTAACAATAGACCGAGGCCCTATTCCGTTGATGTTTAGCGTCACAGCACCGAGGCTATCTGCTGGAGCAGCGAAGCTGAATAGCTGTCCTGGATAATAGACAGTCATTTGCCCAATTACAGAACCTACCAAGTTGTCTGGGGCGCCTCCTGTAATCGTTACACGACCCTGTCTGGAGTCCTGCACCATGCCCAGCGTTGCGAACTGGTTCCGGAGGGTAGGCTCAGCCACATTTAAGAACTTAAAGCCGTTCATGGGAAGGTTGGCGATAGGCTTGGTCTGTCCGTCACTACTTAGGCTCTGGGTAAGAGCAAGCGCGAGGTCAGCCATGGTAGAGTTAGCCCATGTAGACTCTATCAGGGTTCCTGTAGTTACTGGATTCCCTGAGGGGAGTTGATAGTTGCCGTTTCCATCTCTTGCCATTTTATTGCTCCGGAAGTATGTCTATATTTCCTGCCGCTTGTCCTGCTAAATAGGACCTCAACAATTCTGCGAACAGGTTATTCCTTGTAGGGCCTTGTTTCTCTGGCACCCCGCGAATTATTCTTTGCATTGTATCGCTATTGGCACCACCGACTCTGTCAAGTATACCAGCAAGCGGCCCAATATTACCATCATACTCGGAAGCACGTAGGGCATCAACTCTTAGGTCTCTAAGTTCTGGTGTTCTAGAAAGAGCCTGTACTCCAGAACCCTGTAGTGCTGCCGCTTGCTTGTCTACATTGGGTAGCTGGTCTATTCTAGAGGATACTGCTGTGCGGATAGGCTCTAGCGACTCTGGTGCTCTTTCTACCGCCTCTGCCACCTTAGAGCCTCCCATATTCCCCATCATAGCATCAACCCAATTCTTATCTAGGTTGACTGGCTTGTCTGGGCTTTCTAGGGCCTTAGTGAGACTGGCAACTTCCTCTGGGGAGAGTATGCGCTCGGTACCGCTACGCTTGAGGATATTCATGGCTGCTGTGCTGGTGTTGGCCCTGCCCAGCTCGTCCATAAGCAGGTTCTTGATGTCACCCTGTGCCTCTGGTACTCTTTGAATCATGCTCTCAACTGCGGGGCCGCTCTGCAATACGCCCTTCTCTTTGCCGTCTGGGAACTGGCCGTATCCGTAGAACTTACCTTCTGGGCTATTTGTGCGAGTCCATGGCCCCATCTGGTCACGGTACTGCTCGTCTAACTTTCTTGCTTCTCCAAGTGCCGATTTACGATTAGCACCACCGGAGGCCCATGAGTCTAGGGCTTTGTCCAGCATGTTAGAGACCTCATACATTTGACGAGGTTGTAGTTTGTTTCCCTGCCCTAGTCCACCAGCCAACGACTTAATTTCCCGCTGTACGTCCCTCACCTCCTTAAAGGTTATGGGAGCATCTGCCTCCATTAGCTTATCAAGTAGCTTCTGTGCTTTGGGAGCGCTTATTTCGCGAGTAATATCCTTGAGCTGGCCTGTAGCGTCACCAATAGCTTCTCGGATGACTTTGGGCTTAATGAGGCCCATTTTCTTACCTTCTATTTTGAGGTAATCTTCGTCGAATTGCTTCCTGAGCTGTTGTACCTTAGAGCCAACCTTAGACCTGAGAGACTTTATGTTTTCCGTCTGGGCTCCTGGGACTCTACCTGCCTGAGCAGTGGCTTGTTCCCAACGCTTGAGGAATGGTTCTGCCTGTACTGGCTTGTTGACCATACCTTCAACTAGCTGCTGAGCCTCTAGGTTTGCCTCTGGGGAGGTATTGCCACCACGGAGAGCAGTGGTGAAGTCAGACATATACTCTTCTGGTAGTCTGCGACGTGCATCCTGCATTAAATCAGCTGCGGGGTTCATTACCGCCCCCAAGGTACCGCCCAGAGCACCACCGACCCCAGCATTGATAGCTCTTTGACTGTTTTGCTCCTCTTCCGAAGTTAGGGGGGTACTTGCCCCGCCGACCGTACCGGCTACAGAGCCACCCAGAAGCCCCCTAAGCGCCGAGACTAGCTTACCGCCACCACTAGCCGCCTTTGGTGCCAAACTAGCCACACCACTACCACTAGCAATCGCAGGGGCGATGCCCAACACTTGCCCCACCGTACTTGCAACGGGGGAACCGGAAGTGCGCTCCTCTAGCCTTTGTTGACTGGTGGCGTAATCTTGGCCCAGCCCCTCAAGCTCTTCCTCGTCACCCGTTAGGTAGTTGAATAGCTGACGTCCACCTTCTATGGGGTCGGTGTAGCCACTAGACATAAGGTTTTCTAGTAGGTCTCTAGCTGTCTCCTTACCATAGGGGAGAACATTGGTGATTCCCGCTGCGGTATTCTTAACAACATCACTCAAGAAGCCAGACATGGAACCTTCGTAGTCAGATGCAGGGGCTTCTTGCGAAAGGGCCTCCTCTATCTCCTCGTCTGTATAGCCATCCTTGATAAGCTGCCGAATTATATCATCTTGAGTCATAGGTTGCTCCCCCCTTGCGCCCTCAGTTCTTGTATCCTCTTGCCTATAGCACTTTTTCGATCATCCTCTTTATCACGCTCCTTTATAATGTCAACACCAGAGCTGAACCGCATATCTTCGGAGGGGAGAGAGATGCCGTTGGTGTTTTCCACTTCCCCAGACAATAGGCGCTTCGCGTACTTATGGGCGTTTTTCCCAGGAATTGGCTTGCCAGAGCGTAGAGACAGGTCTTTTACCGTACTGGCTATCTGAGCAGTCTGAGCCCAGTAGCCTAGCTCATTGAGTAGGGATATTGAGTTCTCTGGTGTCATCTTAACATTCATATACTGGGACTTGATTTGGCGTAATTCTTCGTTAGAGTCACTGCCACCCAGCATTGACATATCCTTGAGAACTTGGTTCATAGTGTTGACATCTATAATGGGAGTGGCTGGGTCTGCCAGCTTCTTACCGATTAAATCGGCTATATTACCCATGGCCCCACCAGTACCCTCAGCATATTCTGTTAAGAACTTGGAAAGGGTATTCCTAGTGCCGAAAGTCTCAGGGCGCTTGGCAAGCTCTAACATGCTGCGGGTTCTACTTACCTGCTCAGCCGATGTCTCGGCTCTGTCTCTATACTTTTCGGACAATTTAAATGCGCCAGAACTAAGTTCAATCATCGGAATAACATTGCCACCCTCAAACGTATCACCGTCCCACTCTGGCTCAGGCTCCTCGTAGCCATTCTCAAACTGACTCATTTGTATCTGCGCTTGCTTTATGCTCTCAGGGTCTCCTGATTGTATTGCAGCAAACAGGTTCTTCTGAAGAGCTTGCTTTGGAGTAGCCTCTTTAGATGGCTTCTGGCTATTGCCCACATATTCGATCTGGAGTTGCATAAGCTCAGGAGTTATTTGTTGTCCATTGCTAATTGCCATCACAACCTCAGGATGAATATCTTTACTCTGCAGAGCTTGGAATATTGCTCCCGCTGCCACCCCACCAGATTCCTCAGGGGCTTTCTGGTACTGTGCTAGAGTGCCAGTGTTATATCCTAGGTCATTGAGTTGAATGGCTTGGTTAATACCAAACTCTTCCTCACCAAGTATGCTGGACAAGGCATTTTTACGAGCCTCCATGGCTTGGTCTTGCATCTGCTGGGCTTCGTCCATCTTTTGCCCACCAAGGTAGGCCCCACCAAGATTAGCCAAGGCCCCCGCCCAATTCACTTGAGTCTGTGGAGGTGCATTGCCGAAGCCTTGCGTAGAGGTGACAGTGGGGTTCCCTAAGTTAGCGAAACTCTGGCCTTGGTTACGCAAAGCCTCAGCCATTTGCAGCTTAGTTCTATAGTCATTTAAGAATTGCGTAGCCATGATTACCTCTTAACCGAAAAGATTGCTTAGTAAGGCTTCCATTTGGGAAGCTTCTACATTGCCTCCCATCTTAGCCACCTCTGGACCATACATCTGACCAGCACCAGCCACGGAGGGCTTCATAAACTGACCCAGCTTTTGTCCTGCTATCGCTGCCAAGGGGTCCATGTTAGGACTAGCGTACTTCGGCGCCACACTAGGGTCTATTGAGGGTTGATTAGGTACCATGCCTCCACCTACTGTGCCTCCTGCCCCTCCTCGTAGAGCATTGACGATATCATTTTGCATTGGATAACTCCTTATACGCTTCTAATAGTATAGCAAATAGGCCAGTGTAATTCACACCGAGTACGCCGTTTTGCGCTTTTTCTGTTAATTCAGGTAGTTTCTCAGCAACTTCCTGAGCGATAACCCCTGCATCTGGGTTTTCTAAGCCTACCCATTTCCAAGTGACGCCCTTAATGCTCATTAGCTTGCTGATAGGGTCTTCTAGCGGGAGTATTTCCTGCTTGAGGGTAGCATCAGAAGCGAGCAAGGCTGCGGAGCCGAGGCCGACACCAGCATTCATGATATTGCCTTTCTTCTGCTGTTCCGCATTGTGCTGACCCATCTGAGCATTATACCCAGCCTGAGCAGCATTAGTCATGCTCCCAGGACTATAGCCTGTGGCCCCGCTAAATCCTTGGAAGGTGGGGCGGTATTGGCTGTTGACTAGGTTCTGGGCTTGCTGGGCTTGTTCCCAAGGCAGAGTATAGTTCTGCAGGGACTGGTTGTAGTCCTGCTGTTGCCCACGTAGGGCAGACGCATATTGAGCTCGTGCCTCCTCCCCTCCGCCTATAGTAGCCTGATAACCTGCCTGAGTTGCAACGTCGCCATGTGCCGTCATTAGGTTAGTCATGGCTCTGTCGTAGGCCTCAGTTCCGGGCTGAAGACCTTGTTGTCGCAAACGTAGGTCTATGGACTCACGCTCCCGTTCTTGTTCAGGGCGAGCTCTGCCCATAACTGACTCATATATTGCGTCAGCCACTGAATCCCCATTGTAGTCGTCCCTGTTAATCATGTCAGGGGCTTGGAATGCACCTTGGTTCTCCAATGCCTGTTGAGCATTGCGGGAGATGCCCATGGCCCTGTCCATGTCTTCCTTGACTTGGGGATCCCATACCTCGTTCTGTGTCCACGAGTAGCTGTTAGGGTCATCTATGAGGCCTTGGCGCTCTTCATTTAGGGCATCTATCTGGGACTGTAGTTCTTTGTCTCCAACCGCCTTGGAGCTATACTTCCCATCTCCCCGCATCCACCGTTGCAGCTCATGCTCGTAGCGTCTGTCTGCCTGTCTCTGGGCATTGTCCCCACCTCCGACTACTGTTTTTCTAGTGGGTTTGGGTGCTCTGTTCTGGTAAGCCGAAGCATTGCCTGTCCGCTGCTGCTCCTTGAGAGCTGCAATCTGGCTATCTAGTGAGCTAGTGTCTGGGCCACTTTTCTCCCATTCCATGCTGCCATAGGGATTGTTCTGTGTTGGTCTATTCCAGCCAGTTATAGCTTGAGCAGCCATCATCTGGTTCTTAGAATCTAGCTCCATTAACTTATCATAGTCTGGAGCTGCTGGTGCGCTTCCGCCTTTGCCGCCACCCATCTTAAGATACCTCTTTGAGTTTGTTGACTGTACTAGACCACCGAGGGTCATTCAGTATTTTACACTGGTCTATTGTCATGCTGTACAAGACCAAATCACCTTCTTTGCTGTAATCCTTGATACGTGCTTCTTCCACGAATCCGAAGTGCTTATCTAGGGTGTGGGCCATATCATTACTCCCAGGAACTTGACCTATCAGCTTCTTTATTCCAAGCTGATTAAATGGGTAGTCAAATATGGCAGCATACCATTCCCGACTGGGGCGTGCTCCCTTAGCTATCCAGATATGTGCGCCGAGAGTAACCTCATTATAGTTGTCATATATGACCCCTGCTACTGGCTTCCCATCATGGATACATACTATGCACTGAGCATGGACTGTTGGGACGTATGCCAGCTTCTGACAAAGGAATGGCAGGAAGATACTTGAGCAATCAACTGTTTTCATAGCCCTGCCCCCTCTTCAAATGTCAGTGTTATGGCAGATAGTCTAGTTTGAGAGGTGGCTGCCACTCTCAGCAATAAGGCAGCAGCATACCCCAAACCATTTACACCAGACCACGGTCTACTGACTAAATTGCTGGCTGACCATAGGGCATCGTCCCAAATAGCCAAGTCCCACAAGGCCCCTGTGGAAAGCGTCCCAGGATTAGGTGGTGCTCCGGGAAGTGTGTCGAGGTCGAAGTCTATATTCATACGTAGCGAGTAACTAGGCTCATTTACTGTTTGGAATATGGGCCTGACGAACTTAAAGTGCTTTATAGTCCCAGGATTACCCATGTAGTTGAACGCGCTAAAGAATCCAGCTTGAATAGGCTTGCCGCCGGAGCCATCAAAGGCCACATTGTCTAGGTCATCTTTACCGAAGATATAGATTTTGTCACCGCTGCCGAAATATGCCGCCCCTTTAAATTCAGAGAAGCAGTCAGCAGGTAGGTCAAACTTAGTCCAAGCCCCTGTCAGCGTATTCATTACATACTGGCGAGCAGGTACGTCCCCGCGTGAAGGTACGACTATTCCCACGGCCTGTAGGAAGAAGATGTTGTGTATCTCCCAATCGTCCACATAGCCTATGGAGTTTATAAGTTGGTTGAGGGTACGGTTTATGCGCTTGGTGAGGGTAGCCTCGAAGAGTGCTGCATTGGCCTCCCCGCTAACTACACGACTAAGTGGTAGAATACCCTCTTTGTTTAGCATCAGCACGTCCCCGCCGACATCTATGTAGGGCTTGCCACCAATGGGGGAAGCGGTCTTAAACACCGAGCTGAGCTTCCAACTGTCCACATTATCTGGGTCTGTGCCTTCGTAGATTGCAAGCTCGCCAGTAGAGGAAGCAAACATCAGCCTGTCCTCTAGGTCTTCACCAGCATCTAGTGACCAAGGAGCAATATACTTTAGAAAGCCACCATCAGAGAATATACTGCCAAGATAGAACGGCTTTGCCTCACCAGCGATAGAGTCAGTGGGTAGGTACCAAGCAGTCAGGCTATCCTTTTCAACAAACCATAGTCGGCGCTTAAATGATTCAACCCACATGAATTTGCTAGGGTCTACGCCTGATATCTTTCCCGGACTATCTGCTGGGTCATCTTCACTAAACGCTGTCCAAGATAGACCATCATAAAGCCAGCCACTGTCTTGTCCATTTACCACAACCAGATAGGTACTGCTGACGGTTGCAAACTGACAGAAGCTGGTGTCCTTAACCGAACACTCTACAACTTTAGTGGGTTCATCTGTTTTGTCAGTTACGTCAAATATGCCTTCTGTAGTCGCTGCAAAAAGCTCCTCAGAGCCATCTGTGGTGCGGAAAGGCATGAGTGTTCCCACCTGCCCTTCCAGATTTAGAACATACTCGGCGTATCCGCTGCGAGTAACTATGTCACCAGTAGATGGAAACCAGTTCACCAAGTCCAAGCAGAACGAGGGGTCCATTGCCGCTATTGGGTCAATGTCATTTATACCGCCGAGTGGTGGAGCCACCGATGCCGTAGCAGCGACCCGCTGTTGCGTTCCTCTCTTAGAGTATGCCATGCTATCTTCCGTAAGAGGTGCCTTCTGGCACGTTGTCCATTCCTATCAGCCTAAAGCCTGAACCACCGGAAAGGTTAATCTCTTGTGCTCCTGCATTCTGCGCCATGTACGACTGGAGCAAGTCAGAAGCCTCTGTCTGTAAGGAGGTTGTATCTAGGCCCTTGATAGACCATAGCTTAACCTTGAGACCTGCAATCAGCACCCGAGAGTCAAATAGGGGCTTGTCCCCCTCATTCTCTATACGGGCGCGGTAGATTGTAGGGTCTGCGTCGTCTTGTATGCAGTTCTTAGAGATGTAGTAAAACGATACTGTCTCACCTTCCCCTAGAACAGGGTTAAACTCTATCTCGTTGCCTACAAAGCGATATCTGTAATTGAAGCCAGTGCCGACCAACCCGTACTCAACCCATCCCCACTGCTTAGGACTCAAGGGGCCATCTAGCCGCTGGCGATTATTGGTATCCCACTGGGTTTGGTTCACTTGCCGAGCAAAGTCTTCTGGGACAGGGAACCGCTGTAGTGGCGGGTCTGTCTGGGTAAAGTCCTCCTGCCGGAGTAGGAACTGCCAATCATTTTTAGTGATTAGCTCTTCACACAGAGCATTGAGCAACGACAAAAGCTGAGGGCCTAAGTCGTCAGGCCCCGCCCTTGAGGTTGTAACAGTTGGCAGTCCAAGCTCGGCGGTCACTGAATTTATTATTTCTATGGCACTGAGCATGACTGTCTCCTGTAAAAAGGCCCTGTGCGAGTAGGGCTGGGAATATCCCCGAAATTATGCCTTGGCTGCTGACTTCTCTTTGCGCTCCAATACTGCGATGCGCTTTTGAAGCTTCTCATTTTCCGCTGCCAGTTCAGTGAACGGGGCTGCTTCCTCTGAGCGTTGGAGCCATAGTCCGGCTTTACGCTTTAACTCATAAAGTCCTGGAGCTCTGCCACACGCTGAATCATCTAGGTCTGCTAGGTTCTCCAAAGTACGGACTTTCATATACGCTAATTCTTCAACTTGACCACGTGGAATCCATGGCACTTCTGACAAT